CATGTATTACCAGAACATGCGCCAAGCAATGTTAATGAGAGCTAAAGCATTGAATTGCACGTTTGATAAGCAACGTGGCACTTGGATTAGTCCACCAGAATTTAACGGTATCTCAGATCAACAAAGAGATGAACTTCAGAACTTCATAGCTGAACGTGGCCTCGATGTAAAAACAGTTTGTGAGCACTTAGGTATCGATGCCCTTATCCAAATTGAAGCGGCAAAACTTAAGGCAGTTAAACAAGAAATTGAAACCTTAGCTAAAAAGGGGATGACAGCATGAAAAATATTTTAACTGCTCAAGAAGCATTTGCAGCACTTCAAAAAGGTAAAACTGTTCTATGTCGTCCTATTGGAGACATGTTGGACTTTTCTGACTTAGATCAATTCCCCGCTTCTGTTTTTGGTAAACCGGGTTTTGAATTCTGCATCAAAATCGAAACTATTGAGCTGGCTGGCATTACATTCACAAAGCCATTAACTATTGATGAATATGAGGAAGGACAGGATGTTTTTGTAATTACTACATATTCGCCTTCTATTTACGTCGTGAATTTTAGAACCACCGCATTAATTGAATCTATTAATAGCGGCTTTGTTCAACGTGATGCAGAAAACGCCAAGCTTCAATTAAAAGCACTATCTAAAGCGTTAGGTTTTGAAGTTAGTGACGATTTTAGTGTTATTCGCTTAGGTGATGAAAAAAAGAAACAGCGTGGCAAGAAATCAAAAGCAGAAAAGTCTATTGAAGTTATTTCTGCAGAAATTCAACCAACAATTGTTATTACCGAACAAACAAATGTCACCACATCTGAGGATCTGTTAGTTCCAGAAACTAACGAGCCTAAAGTAGATCCAGAATATCAGCAAACCCTAGATACTCTTCTACAGCGTGTAAAAGAGTCAAAAACACCTGCAGAAGTAAATGCGGTTTATCGTTATACCCGCACATGGGATGACGAACAAATGAAGCCTATCCTTCTCGCCACTCACAAACGTCTTGAAGAGCTAGAAAAAGAAAAGGCATCTGCTAATGAGCCACCCTCTTTAATGGTTCAAATCCAAACTGCACCAGACCTTACAACGCTAGATGCTTTGGAAATAGACGTGGCTGCACGAGATCCGCAGATTCAACCGAAGCTAATGGGGTATGTGAGAAAACGCCGCTATGAATTAGAGAATCCTACACCTACTCAACAAGAATCTACCCCTGATTATTTATTAGTGGACGGTTTCTAACATGAAAGATCAGTACAAGAAAGTGAGCCAAAAACACATGCTTGGTTTTATGTACTACTTGCAATTGCTGGGCTACGTAATAGTCCGGCAAGGCATGGACCAAGCAATGTTTCTAACAAAGCATTATGCGGTACCAGTTGCTTGGCGGCGCATAACGACCGACTATCACAACCGATTAAATAAACCTGCCCAGCAGCTTTATAAAGAGTTTGTTGAGTGGACTAAAGAAGAATATTTGAGGGCTTAGGTAATGATTGATTTAAAAACAAAACAAGCTTTTTGGTCTGAACAATTACCTTTCTTTAAAGAAAAATATTGGATTCCCGGACATCTAGATGTACTCGAATTTGATATGAATGCTGGTTGTTTTGATATTGCTGAAGGCGTCAAAACTGATCTAAGTGAAGAAGACCTTTTTGATGTTTACCATCGTGTAAATAGTGGTTGGGCAATGTGGAAAAAAGCCGTGAATTTCATGAAATCCAAAGTTCCAACGTGGATTAGCGTGAATGATGAATTGCCACCTACTGACATAATGGTACTTATTTGTTGGGCAGATGCTCCTGATGTCACCCCAGAACAAGACTATATGACTATTGATGAGGATTTAAATAGCGTATGGGCAAACTATCAAAATGATCCACCTTCACATTGGATGCATTTTCATAGTGTGCCAAACGTATCGGGAGCTGAACAATGAGCATAACACTTAGCGGTCATCAACTAAAAAGCCTTCTCGAATTTGTAAATCCAGATGGTGAGAAAGATTTAGATCAACTTGATACTGAACTAACAATTAAATTCTTTGAAGTTGGCCACAGTGGAAAAGGCTATTACTTTTGGATGACCGAATATCCAGAAGAAGGTGCAATGAAGTTGGATATTGAATCGGGAGCTGAGGGATGAGTGAAAAAGCATTTAAAGATTTAAAAATTCGCTTCCATTTGGCTATTGGTGTGGCTAATGGCGATCGTGAGGACTTTGGGAAATTATCGGATTGGATCGAAGAAGAAAACTGGGAAATGATGGATGAGGAAGAGCAGAAAGATACTCTTTCAGAAATTGCAGAGGAATGGGCGCAGCAGTATTTAGATTTAGGAGCGACAGTTGAATGAATGCACAAATTTTAGATCCATGCTGCGGCTCAAAGATGATGTGGTTTGATCGTCAAAATCCAAATGTAGTATATGGTGATATCAGAAAAGAAGAACATACATTGTGTGATGGTCGTTCTTTAGTGATTGAACCGGATGTGATGATGGACTTTCGCAACATGCCTTTTAATGATGGCCAATTTACTTTAGTTGTGTTTGACCCTCCTCACCTGGTGAAAGCAGGAAAGCAAAGTTGGCTAGCCGCCAAGTACGGGAAGTTGTCAGAAGATTGGCGCGAAGATATTCGCAAAGGTTTTGCAGAATGCTTTCGTGTGTTGGCCAATGGTGGTGTTTTAATTTTCAAATGGAATGAAACACAAATCAAAGTTAGTGAAGTTTTAGCGCTCACAGATCAAAAACCATTGTTTGGCCACATTAGTGGAAAGCGCAGTAACACACATTGGATTACTTTTATGAAAGCGGAAAGTAAGGAGGAGTAAATGGGACAAATAGTTAAAATAGAGGCTAGCATTCTAGAAAAGATTGTTGCTGTAGCTGAACGTATTGCTCAGTCAAAAGAAGAACGCCGAGTTGGTCGTGAAGAATTTGCACACATGCTCAATATCGAACCTGAAACTCTAGACGCTCGGATTCGTGAAGGCAGATACCAAAGGCCATACAAGGATGGGCGAAAAAGTTTTTGGTTATTGTCCTACGTGCAATCTGTCGTTACAGACACAAAAGAATCTGGTAAAGTAGCCACCTATTGAGGTGGCTTTATTTTATACAATGAGATAGGTACTTTTTCAATATTGAGTACCAAATTGAGTATCAAAATCACCCCAAAATAAAATCCCTTTATATATTAGTGAGTTGAATCTAAAATGCTTCTAATGATCGACAATTACGACTCTTTTACCTACAACATCGTTCAATACTTTGGCGAGTTGAATCAGGAAGTAAAAGTAGTTCGCAATGATCAAGTCACATTAGAGGATATTGAACGATGGCAACCAAAATATCTTGTGATTGGTCCTGGCCCTTGCTCTCCAAGCGAGGCAGGTATTTCAATTCCTGCAATTAATCATTTTGCCGGAAAAATTCCTTTGCTTGGGGTGTGTTTAGGCCATCAAAGTATTGGGCAAGCTTTTGGCGGGAAAATTGTAAGAGCCAAAACGGTGATGCATGGACGTTTATCTGATATGTACCATAGCAATAAAGGTATTTTCAGTAATCTTCCTAGCCCATTCTCGGCAACTCGTTATCATTCATTAGTCATTGATCAAGAAACACTACCTGACTGCCTTGAAGTAACATGCTGGACCAATGAAGCAGATGGCTCAATGGAAGAAATTATGGGCGTTAAACATAAGACACTTCCTGTTGAAGGCGTGCAGTTCCATCCTGAATCCATTTTGAGCCAACATGGCCATCAAATCTTTAAAAACTTTTTAGACATCTACGCATAAGTCAGCCGTCAATAGATTGTTTTTAAAGTAATTTGATAAGAACCCTTAATAAAAAAGCCAACTACGATCAGTTGGCTTTTTTATGGCTGAATCAATTACAACTTTAACTGTTGCACAATTGACCCATCTTGTTTTGCTACCAGCGATTCGCAGAGTTGAATACGTTCTTTGGTTTGTTTCAATCCTCTTTCTACCCCAACCAACTCTTTAGTTCGTGGTGCAAAAAAGTCATTTAACTGTGCTGCTTGTTGTTGGGTACAAGCTGCCCCACTGAACATTGCAGGGAAACGCCCAGCTGAAGATTTACCTAAACGATCAAACACAGCGTCATGATTTACTTTAAACCAAGACCATAAGCCACCTTGTTCATCTCCATAACTATTGATTGAGTTGACCACGGTACGAACTTCACCAACTTTAACACGCGGGTTTAAAATCAACTGACGTGCTTGTTGGCGCGTTGCTTCTTGATTTGCTGAACCCAAGGCTGTAAGTATTGCAAGACGTTGTGTCGGTTGAGTCACGCGTTGTAACTCTCCAGACAATCGGTCAAAAGCTGGTTGACCTTTTTCTTGTACACGTACAGCTAAAATGGTTGGCAATAATTCAGGTGTTACTTGCGCAAAATTAAGCTGCTTTTGAGCAAATAGAGCATCTGACTGTTTTAACAGTTGGGTACGAACTTCAGGAACTTGAATATCTAGAGCAAGAAATCTAACCAACTCACTACGCCATAAACTGTCTTCAGCTGATTCGTCTGTTTTGCTGACATAACCCAACTGATTTAATTTAGGTAAATATAAATTAGCTAAGACTTTTCTAAAACGTTCACGTTCAGCTTCTGTTTTCAATACATGACGATGAATGGTACTTAACTGGGAAAACAGCGCTGTACTAATTTGTCGGCTATTCGAATTGGCAAATTTCTTCGCAGCATCTACGACAGCCAATAAATTAATATCACCGTGGTTAAATGCAGCTGAAATTGCATAGGCATAAGCCAACTGTTCAGTGTTAGAAAGCTTTTCTGTAGCAGCAGTCAGACGAGTAAATTCTTTCTGTGGCAAACTAAATTGATAGTATCCTGCCGCATCTGCATTTGGAATATACCAACTGCCAAGGCTGGCACCTTTGAGTTCAATCTTGGCTTCTGCTTGGTCTACCAATTCACATTGCACTTTACTACCTGCATTTGGAACTTCATAACGTACACATAACGGTACACCCCAGAGGCTTCTTGCATCACCTTTTGAGCCCACAGGTAAATAACGGCTTTGCTTCACATTTAAAAAGACTTTATTGCCTTCTTGCTGTAATGCGGTGTTAATTAAAGGCACACCTGGTTGATCAAGAAAACTTTTCATCGCTCTAGTAAAGCGCTCACCTTGTCCAGACTGCTCTGCTAAAGCGCTAATTAAATCATTAGCTGTCGCATTACCATATTGGTGCTTATTAATATAATTACGCACTCCTTGTTTGAATTTTTCTTCGCCTAAATAGCTTTCAAACATATTTAAAACAGCCGCACCTTTTTGATACGTGATGCCATCAAAAGCCGTTTGAATATCGGCATTGCTTAAAATAGGTTGACGAATACGGCGCACACTCACTAAGCTGTCACTTTTCATCGCATCTGCGGTGTCTGTAATACGTTCTAGGTCAGCATTAAATTCGGGATGTAATTTTTGAGTAATTTTACTTTGCATCCATGTGGCAAAAGATTCATTTAGCCACAAATCATCCCACCACGGCATCGTGACGACATCACCGAACCATTGATGCGCCAACTCATGTGCATTGACATTAAATGAATTCTGTACAAAAAAAACTGGCGAGTCCTTATCTAATAACATCAAGTAGTCTCTAAAAGTAATTAACCCCGGGTTCTCCATTGCCCCAGCAGCAAAGTCTGGTGCTGCAAGTAAGTCGAGCTTGTCAAATGGATAACCAAAGGCAAAATAATCTTCTAAAGTTTTTAAAATGGCTGGCGTTTCAGATAAGGCTTGCTGCATTTTTTCAGCTTTAGTATCAGGTGCAATACCACGTAACTGGATCGGCTGCTTACGCCATGAAGTTGCTCCAATATCAGGCCCTTTTTGTAATTGCCACGGTCCGACAGCCAATGCAAGTAAATATGTTGGTAGTGGTTTGGTTTGTGCAAAACTGAGTGTTTTCCACCCTGACTTCTCTATTTGCTCAGATGTTTGTTGGGTATTGGCAAAACCTGAATATTTGCTTGGAATCGTCAAACGAATATTAAACGGCGTTTTAAAACGTGGTTCATCAAATGATGGGAATGACTGGCGTGCACTAATTGCTTCCATTTGCGTCATCACATAAGGTTTACCCTCAAACTCGATTTTATAAATACCATCGAGCTGCTGGTCATACGCTGCATTAAAATCTAGAACGAGTTGATACTGTCCTGCGGGCAAGGTTTTGGCAAATTTAATTTTACTCACCCCATCTATTTCAGAGGCTTGCTCATATTTTGCCTTGGTTTTGACGCCCTCTGCCGATGTAATATTCACATCTTTAACCGTTAAAGATTTACCATGAATCCAGATGTGATCTGTGGCTTGAGCCAGCTTTAAATGAATCGTAGTTTTACCGGTATAGCCTTTTTGTGCGGGATCAATCTTAAAATCTAAATCATAAGATTCGGGTACGACCCACTCGGGTAATTTACCAATCGGGATTTGTTCACTGTTATTCGATGCAAAAATCTGTGTTGCCGATAAAGATAATAATGTTGTAAGTAACAATCTTTTTTTAAATGAAGGCTTGACCAGCATAAGGGGTTTTATCCTCTGTAGTTTTAAATAAAAAGATGCAGCAAATGCTGTACCACTTCACTGCATCCATACATCATTCTTAGAATTTATAGTTAAACTCCAACCAACCTTGACGGCCGAATGGTGAATATGATCCTATCGGATAATACGGCCAACCGCCTGTGTCATCTCGTTTCACTTTGTCAAACAAGTTATTAATAATGATTGAAGCAGAAGCTTTTGGAGAGATTTGATAAGTACCGCTCCAGTTCACCAAATACGTTGGGCTTAAATAGGCAGTTTGGTTACCATTTGGAATTTTGCCATAACGATTAACTAATACTGTTGATGCCCAATCACCAAAGCTCCAGCTGAGACTGGTATTAAAACGGTCACGCCAATCCAGACTACTTAAATCTTTTAAATAGTCATCTTTCTCGTGATCTTTTGATTGTTGATATTCATGTTCTAGTACACGGCTATAATTGATCGTCCAGAGAAAGTTACCAAAGCTGTCTGTTTTCCAGCGCCATCTGCTAGTGAAATCAATCCCGCGGGTATGGTCGGATGCAGCATTAATCGGAACGATATTTATATTCTTAATCACATTTGGGTCGACAACTGCATTTGCAGGGTTACGCTCCACACGTGCTAATGCATCAATACAGGCTGCAGAGTTAATATCTTGGTTGCCTAAACGACAATCTGCTTCCAAACGTAGAATTTTGTCCGCACTTAAGTTGGTCACAAGATTATCAATTTTGATATCCCAGTAATCGACGCTGATATCAAATTTATTGGTTGGCGACCAAACAAACCCTGCACCATAAGATTTACCCTCTTCAGGTTTCAGCTCTTTGTTTCCGGTTAAAGTGTAGTTCGCCCCAGGTGCGTAATCTTTAAAGCTACATTTATCTAAAGGTTGTCCCGTTTGGCTACAACGTAAATAGTCAGTCGTACTTGCGAAATAACCTTTTTGCTTATTTAAGAACAGATAGTTCATATCTGGTGCACGAAAACTAGTTGCGTAGTTACCGCGCACCAATAAAGTCGGATGTGGCCTAAACTCAAGGCCTGAACCGAAAGTTAGCTTATCAATACTGTTATCTGACAAAGCATAACGGTCATAACGTCCGGACAAGGTTAAATTTAATGGCTTTGCTAAAGGTAAGAATAATTCTGCACCAAGTGCTTGGCGTGTACGAGTACCACTATATTCTCCACTAGAACTCGTATTATAAAACTCACCATTTTCGATCGCCTCATCTGGCTTAATCGAAAAACCTTGACGCCCAATTTCGGCCACAGTCGCAAGTTTGGCCGTTCCTGCAGGTAACTTAAATACATCACCATTCGCACTTAAGGTTAAACTTTGTGCCCACGATTTATCTTTTTCTTTTGTTGTGCCCGAAATACTTTCAAATTCACTTGCTGTTAGTGGTCGACTTAAACGATCTAAGTGAGGTGAATAAATAGGAATACCATCTGCATCTGTACCAAGTTGCTGACCTAAGAAATATTCATCAACATTCGAACGTAATAAGCCTTGGCGGTTTAGCTGACTAGTATAAATGGAACCATTATAGACTGCTTCATAACTCCAGCTCGTCTCTCCAATATCGCCTCGAATTCCAAAATTTAAGTTAGAAGAAATTTCTTTCCATTTTTTATTTATTCGTTCTACCCCACCTAATTCTTCAGGTGCAAAACGGCGATTCCAAATTTCATAATTTCCCGAATCTTGATTTAGGAAATAACCACTCGTTGCAGCTAAAGAAGTCCATATCGGACTACGGGTATTATTTTCAATTTGGTTTGCCCCAATCAAAAAATCTGCAAATAATTGAGTTTTATCATTTAACTCATAATCTAAACCGAGATAACCATTTTGGCTGCGGTTTTGGGTCTGAACCGTCCAATAAGTTGGCCGTGCCAAACCACTGGCACAATTGTCCGCCCCTGCTTGTCCAATATTATTGACTGATCCGTTAAATAAACCATTAAAGGCCTGACATCCACCAATTGAAAGATATTTACCAGTATCAGCATTTTTACGACCCACAATCGTGTCTGGTTTTTCTCCTAAACGAGTTCGGCTCTTCATAAAATCTCGATCGGCTGCCCATATCGGTTCACGGCCGCTGAGTTCAATCCCATAGACGAGACTAAGCTTGTCTAAAGTTTTACTACCACTCAGTTGTAAACGTAAATTTTCGCCACCTTCTTTAGTTCCGCCTGCCTTGATATTAAATTGTGTGCCGTCTGTTTTCTTTTTCAGAATAATATTCACCACGCCTGCAATTGCATCTGAACCATAAATTGCAGAAGCGCCACCGTTTAATATTTCAATACGGTCAATAATAGCAGTTGGAATATTGGCTAAATTTACGAAATTGACAGAGCCATCATAAGGTACAGGATAGTCTGCAACCCGATGTCCATTAATTAAAGTTAAAGTATGATTCGGTCCCAAGCCTCGCAAGCTAATGGCATTAGCCGCAGGTGTAAAAGTATTTCCATAATCGGCGCCTTGTACAAAACCCGTGTTCTGCGTCAAGTTATTAAGTGCATCAAATGCATTACTAAACCCTTGTTTTTCAATATCAGCTGCGGTAATGACGGTCACACTGGTCGGGCCATCTTTTTGTGCTTTTGAAATCCGAGAACCTGTCACCGCAACACGAACTACTTTATCTGGTTTAGCTTGGTTTTGTGTTTGCTCTACGGTTTCTTGCGCATAGCTTTCTAATGGATGAAACAGTGCAACAAATACAAAAATAAATGAGCGCTTATTTTTTAAAGCCCCTACATATTTCAATTTATTTAAATACATATTTATTAATAGACAAAATAAAGATCGCCCTACTATATCCACTTTTATTTGGTTGATTTATACACATTTTTTCTAGATATATTGATGTTTAAGATATACCAAATGGTTAATTATTTATCATAAAAACTCACAATAAACTAAAACCTTTTTCAATAAATAAATTCTGTTTATGACTCAAACCCATACCCTAACTGAGCAAAATTTTTAAAACTCTTATCGAACAGCAAAAATCTTTGGTTATTTTCTGCTAACATAGCCCCCTAGCTAGTGAATCATGGAACGCAATAGGCCGAACCTCCCACACTCGATCAACTTCACCTAAAAATTTTAATCATTAATGCTGTAAATCATGACTATGAATATCCAACAGGCGCTCAACCACATTACCAAGAACATTCATTTGACTCAGCCTCAAATGGAAGAAATTATGCGCAGCATCATGCAAGGTGAGGCAACCGAAGCACAAATTGGTGCTTTAATGATGGGCCTACGCATGAAAGGTGAAAGCATTGACGAAATGACAGCTGCTGCACGTGTCATGCGTGAATTTGCGATCAAGATCGATGTGAGTGATATCAAACATTTAGTTGATATTGTGGGTACTGGCGGTGATGGACAAAATTTATTTAATGTCTCTACAGCATCTAGCTTTGTGATTGCTGCAGCAGGTGCGACCATTGCAAAACATGGTAACCGTGGCGTTTCAAGTAAATCAGGTTCATCAGACCTACTTGAGCAAGCAGGTATTCATCTTGATTTAGATATGCAACAAACCGAACGCTGCATCCGTGAAATGGGTGTAGGTTTCTTGTTTGCACCAAACCACCACAAAGCCATGAAATATGCGGCTGGCCCACGTCGTGAACTTGGTATTC